AAATAGCTAATTATCGTCAGCGTATTCAAGCCCTTATTGACGGCAATCAATTAGGTGCTGAAAATACCCAAGACCTGAGAGATCACCTAGTATTTATCGCACAAGATTACCGTCAAATACTTGAAGCTATTCGTGTTGATCGTGCGGCAGCACCGGCTGTAGGAGGTCGTGCTGCTGCTATACATGCAGCAGGTGTAGCAGCCCGAGCGGAAGCACAGGCACGCGCAGCTGGACCAAACCCGAATGAGAATATGGGAGCGTTTGCGCGAGATAGACAGAATGTTCATACTTCTGCCGCTGTAAAGCAAGTGAAACACAATATCAATGTGATTCGTCAAATCTTTGTGCCGGAAGAGTATCGCTGGAGTCCAACAAAGATTTCCAAAACTTATCGCGAGATAGTATTTGAATGTGATCTTTCACCAAAAGGTAATTGGCAATTTGCATCTTATTACTGCAACAATGCGCAAATTTACGATCTGGAAGAAGGAATCTTTGGAATCATGACGGACGGAGTTTGGCAGTATATTCGCGATTCGGAAGATAAGCGGTGTTTGATCAATATTCTGAAACGAGAACTTGAGGATAATATTGGAATGTGTGCCCAAGGTAACCTTTCTCGTATCTGCAATGTTCTTTCGGGATACCTTCCTGGAATCGGGCAGTCAGAGTCGATATCAACTATTCTTGGACGCGAGTTCCCAAAGCTGATGGAGATTGAGCGTGAACCTGACCGTCTTCGCCAAGGTGAAAGGATTCTGCGTGAAAACAATGTTCCCGAAGCCGAATGGGAGGTATGGCTAGAACCCCTACGAGCTTAAACATAGTAAACTTAATACGGACAAATGTCAACGGTTGAAGAGCTACGAGCTATCTGCGAAGATAGGTATACTGAACACAATGACGCATTCCAGGCGTGGATGGATGCACAAATGGAACTTGAAGCAGCGATCGAAGAGGAGGAGATTCTGCGCCGAAACGCTAATTATGCTCGCCGAACGCTATTTTTAGCTTTTCTAGGAGTTGGAGTTGCAGTTGTTGCGGCCAGGGTATGGGGTTAAAAAACATATTTTCTTGTCCTAAGAATCAGGTGCGCAATGGAAGTTGAAAAGTTTAAGAAGACGCATGTTTGTCCAAAGTGCCAGTGCACCTATTTTGGAATCACGATACATTGGGAGAATGTTCAAATAACATCGACTTATACCTGCGAGGGGTGTAATTGGAGTTTTATGGAATCTAATTGTACATCGCCCGCCAGTGCTCAGGGTCCTTCTTGTTCAAATCAGTCAGTAGCTTCCGCAGCACAGGTTCAGTGATTGTAAAGGGTTCCGTATACTCCACAAAGAAAACATACTGCTTCATGCTTTCATCATTTACAATACGAAGCATATTCAGTCGAGTCATCATGGTTTCCACAGTGCGAATTAAAGTTCGCACACCTTTTTCTTCGCCAGAGTATTCGGAAATCAGAAACTTAATTGCTTCATCGGTTAGAATTATCTCTTCCGGCTTAAACTTCAATCGGTCTAGTAACTGCGGCCAAATGTAATCTTTGAGAATAGCCTTCTTATCTGTTTCATTGTATCCGCCACAATGAATGACGGACATGCGGTCGCGAAGAATCGGGTGGACCTTTTCAATATCGTTGAAAGAAAACACGAATAAACACTGAGATAAATCAAAATCTACACCGGAAAAGTAACGGTCGTGGAACTGAGAATTCTGAGAACGATCGGTTAAGTGAATCATCATATTCACTACTTCCTCGCCATGAGGAGTCCCAGAAACCTTATCTAACTCATCGAAATACAGAACGGGGTTCATAGCGCCGGCGTGCATTATTGAATCTGCAATGCGTCCCCACATAGAACCTTCATAGGTGTATGAATGACCTACGAAGTTAGCTATATCGGATGCTCCACCTAAAGAAAAGAACTCGAATGGTCGCTTCATGACATTGGCGATCGCATTGCGAGCTAATGAAGTCTTACCAACACCCATAGGCCCCTGTAATGCGATAACATTTCCAACAGAATTAGGATTGACTAATAACTGGGCCAAAATCTGCATAATTTGGGTCTTGGCAGGAACCATACCGTAAATAGATTTGTCCATACTCGCTCGAGCTTCAAGCATGAACTCGGTGCACTTCTGACGACCATCCTCAACCTTTACAGGCAATGGAATGGTCTTGCCGAATGGAATACGAAGGAATGCATCAATCCAAGTGCGGAGCTTGTAAGATTCGCCTGCTTCTGCACCCATCTCCTCCACCGCAGATATCTTTTTGATTACAGTAGATTTAACATAATCAGAAATAGGTAGTTCTAAAACCTTAAACTTGTGGGGGACATCGCCTTCAGTTAGAGCGAGAGATGACATTTTCTCCATGAGACCAAACAACTCTTTACGCTTTGAATCAGGCTGGCTCTTGTAGTAAGCTAATTCCTTCTTGGTAAGATTGATGGGAATCTTGGCTTCGGGTTCTTTCTTAGAAGTTTGCGACCGAGTTTGTGATCGAGTTGTTGGCCCCTTGTTACCAACATACTTGTCCATTAAATACTCAATAAAGTCCTGACCCTGTTCCTCTTCCTCGTTGTAGTCTTCATCATCTTCGTCTTCATCCTCATCCTCATCATCCTCGTCCGACTTGCCACTAATATGAATATTCAGGAGTATGGTAGGCTTCTTAGCATCTTCTGATGAATCAGTAGGAAGAGTATCATCATTTATCCACAAAGTATCCTTGCCATTATCCCGCTTCCGCTTGTTCGGAGGAGGCTTACTACCGTCATCCATATCGGCAGAACATTTTCTATCTTTTGCATTCTCCTTAGACGACCTCTTGGTCATTTGCTTGATGAAATGAATAAAATGTATTACATTTTCCATGGAAAGAGTAATGGAGGCCATTGAGCAAGCTGCTAAATTAGCCCAGGCTGAAATAGACAAACAGGCGGCAAGTGACCCTGCTATCAAGAAAGTCATGAAAATCGTAGAACGGTTTATTCAGACGCATCGCACAATGTGTTATGGTGGCACTGCGATTAATAACCTTCTTCCTCGCGAAGACCAGTTTTATGATTTTTCAGTAGATATTCCAGACTACGACTTCTATTCTGAAACCCCACAGGTTCATGCTGCTAAATTAGCTGACCGAATTGCGAAAGCTGGATTCAAGAGTGTGGAAGTCAAGCCGGGTGTGCACATGGGAACTTTCAAGGTGTTTGCAGACTACATTGGCGTTGCAGATATTTCTCATTTGGACAAACCTATTTTTACTAAGCTCTGGAAGGAAAGTATCGTAAAAGATGGCATTCATTATGTCCCTCCGAATTTTTTAAGAATGTCGGTATACTTGGAACTATCGCGCCCCCGAGGAGATGTTTCGCGATGGAAGAAAGTGTATGAACGGATTCAAAAACTGAACAAACACTATCCCATGTCTTGTCCTAAAGATGAAGAGTCACTCGAGGTGTTCTTAAAGGAAGATACTCGCAAAAGTATTGAAAAGTTACTCATTAAAGAAAAAGTTGTTCTTTTGGGATTTAATGCGTCTATACTGCAGGATGACAGTGGTAAAAACAAATGGTCGTTGCCACTCGATGTGTTGGCTACACCCGAACAAAAAACAGGTATTCTAAAAGAACTCACATCATTCTTTGAAAAGTATGATAGTGTAACAACTAAAGATTATGATGCATATGCCGAACTTGTTCCACCGTATACGGATATTATTGATCCCAAATCAAAATTAACTCTAGTTCGTCTTTACGAGACAAATGCTTGCCACAGTTACCATTTAGCTCCAAATGGACTTCATATTGCCAGTATTCCAACACTACTGCAATTCTTTTTAGCTGCACTTTATGGACCCGAAAAGCTACTAGATAAACCAGAGCAGCGTTTTTTATGTGTAGCTGATCATCTCATGAACTTAGCAAATAATAATGTAAAGCGGCGTTACAAGTTATTAACTCCTACTACTTGCTTGGGCAAACAGAAGGGGTTAATTGATATGCGTATTGAAAAGTCAGAATTATATGAAAAAGTTCGTGGAAATAAAAATTCACGAGAGTTTCTGGAGTATTTCTTTCAGTATAATCCGGTAGAGATGAACAAAACCCAGCGTCAAAGTGTTCGCACAATGTTGAGGAAAACATTACGTCGGTGAGCATGATAGTGTGAAAGGGTAAGTGTCCTGGATTTGAGTTATTCCGTCTAACTCAATTAGTGTAACGCATAAATTGAGTCCACCAGTTCCATTGGTCCACAGCATTTGAAGAGGATACTTAGTTCCAGCTGTCATTACAATAGACGATGTAGTTCCTCCACCTGCTGAGTATCCCAGGTTTTCAATAAGTGTGTTTCCATCCAATATCATTGTAATACCATCATCCGATTGAAAAGTGAATGTATAGCTTCCACTAACTGGCGCAGTATAATATCCGGTTATGTAAAGGTTAATGTAATCCCATTTGTTATCTACTTTACGAGGAATAATGGTGTTGGGGTTTGAGCGAGTGCATGGTGACGCCCCATCATCACCTAGATCACTTGTAAGTAATTCCAAGAGTAAGGTGTCATTGTAAACACCCCAAGTTCCGGGATCGGCGATATCTGGATCCTGTAAATGATTCCCCGTATCAACATACATACCATAGTTCAAGTAAGAAAGTAAATTTTTTGGTGCTTCTCCCGATGGTATTACATCAGACATACCAACGCCAGGGCAATCAGCAGTTCCCGCCGCACACGAAAGACGACCAAAGTTGTAAGATAAACGAAGCCCGTTTCCTAGTTTGTCCCATGACGGGAATGTCTGCTTCAATCCGTCATTGTATGAAGTGTAAGTCAGCTTCTCGCGAATCTGACGAGTGCGATCCTGGGCATCGCGAAGGATCTGGTAAGTGTATCCAGTAGCACCAACAGGTCCCTGTGAACTCATTTGTATCTAAGAAGACAAAGATGTTCAAACTGAAATATGTTTGGCTGCTTGTTTTTCTTGTAGGATTAATTGCATTTCTAATTTCGCATAAAGATTGGATTGTAACAGAAATGCTTACCAATCCACCCCCTACTTTATTTAGTTTAGATAAAGAGCTCAAATCCACATCTGAACGGCTCCAAAAGGTAGAAACCGAGTTCAATCAGTTTAAGACTCAAGCCAGCGCTCAGTCTTCACAGGCGGCGGCAGCTCAGGCGTCGTTAGCGGCTATTAAGTAGTCTACTTGTGACGAGTCCACCATGAAATATCGAAGTAAGGAGGCAGAGTTCCTACACCGTCCTTTACCGTCATATCAGGAACTGGAGGTTTGGCAGCTAGAGCACTAACATCTGCAGGCTTCAGTAAATAGTTGAAGTATTCAAGAGACGCTATACTTCCGTCGAATCCACCATCTACGGAAGTACGAACAGTATCTGAATTCTGTTTGGGAATATTTGAGAGCGTGTGGTGCTCATACAGCTTACCATTAATGTAAATATCAATTGACTCCTGATCAATGGCTAAAACTACATGTAACCATTTCTTGGCAGGAATATTTCCGATAGGAATGGTTTCAACTCCTCCGAAAGTATCGAGCTTTACGATTAACGAGTTCGTGTTGGCATCTACGAATAAGGCAGGACACATGGAAGATAAGTCTTCTGGCCCCTTAGTGAACACGACCTTCTGCTTACCGTAGCGGTAAGAAAAATCGTCAACTTTCATCCAACAAGCATAGGAAAAAGCCATACCTTCTTTCTGATTTACTGAATTTGGAAGTGCAATATTACTATTCACCTGTTTCTTTCCATCAGTGATGGAAGATTGGATAGTAATATTGGGAGAATTAGACTGGTTCTTGAAGTAGAAGAAAGCAATCACTATGACTACCGCTGCTACCACAATTGAAGTTACGATGTCCATTATTTATAGTTTCAGAATGTATATTCCTGCACTTCCTTGCCTACCGTATCATAAACTCCAAACTTCACAGAGTATCCGGTAGCTGCCGCCGTTGCACTCGGTCCAGTCTGGCTTGAGCAAGGTGTTCCGGCAGTAAAGAATCCAATAGCATCATCGGGAGTCAGCATACGGGGGTAATGGGTGAATCCACACATGTATCCTGAGAAACCACCATCCTTGGCAATTTGAATATCTCCTACCGCTGGCTTGGGAACTCCAGGTAAGAAGCACGACTTCACTAACTTGCCATCAATGTATATATCCAAGTTGCGCTCAAATACCGTCGTGGACACAGAGAACCAAGCTTGTAGAGGGATGTTAGGGACATCGCACACAAATACATCATCAGAAGAACCCGAATGTCCAGCAGGAGCAGGTTGAGACTTACCCGATCCACCTTCTGATGAAGGGAAGATAGATACTGACACACGCAAAGTATTGTCAGTTGGGTGTAGAGATATATTGGGATTGGCTACTGAAGCATTTGAGGCATCTGGGCGGTATACTACAGACTTGTCCTTTCCATAACCGTAATTCCAATCCTTGACGAACATCCACCACTGAGCTCCGTAATTACCCTGATTTTCCGACGAAAGGGGAGCAGAAGCGGCAGGAACAGTTGTGGTTGTTGTAGCATCATGTAAGCTTGACATCAAGTTACCGGAACTAGACCCAAACATATTCCAAACGCCGCCAAATAAAGGAGCCTTGACTGGAGCAGTAGCGCGCTGCTGAGAAACAGGTGCTCCAGAAGTGGGCAGTTTTGGGAATACGGCTCCATCAACAGCTGAAGTCATATTTGGGCTTCCATATCCGTATGTCCAGTGGACCGTCAGCGTATTCTGAGAAGTTGGTGGGGTAGCGATTCCTACAGCTGCTGCGCCTACTGTAAAGCTTGGAAGACTGACTCCGCCATTATTTTGGACTTGGGTTCGTATGTAAGCAGTTACATCTGTTGGGTTTGATGCACCGCCATAAGTTGCAGAGTTAATAACTAGAATATCTGAAGGTCCTACAGCTGAGCTTGGCGCTGGTAATCCGGGAAGAATAAAGGTCTGGCCACCCCACTGGCGAACAATTGCATCGTGAATTGCTAACACTGCTAACACAATCCCCACAACAACTACAAGACCGCCTAAGCCCTTAAAGATAAGCATATAGGTTGCTGTAGTTGCAGTCTTGGCGTCTTCAATTGCCTTCTTAGCTTGTGCCTGAGCAGTAGCAGTGAATTGAGCCGTCTGTCGCATCAGATCTTCTCCCGTAAGAGTGGCTCTAGAAAAGTCTGGAATAAATGATGAAACCGGTGGTGGTGCTGGTTTACTTGGTGTTCCACCCATTTGTTAGAAACAGGGAAGTTAAAAACGGAAGGTATTACAGTAGAATGAGCATGAAAGAAATGTATTGTAATAACTGTGGCGAAAAGGGTCATGTCTTCCGGACATGTAAAGAACCAGTTATTTCATGTGGTATCCTTCTTTTAAGAGGAATTTATGAACCCTTGAAACTTCCAGTTGATCCAAAAACTGTGAGTGTTTTGATGGTGAAGAGGAAAGATTCGATGTCTTACATTGAATTTATCAGGGGGAAGTATCACCTTGAAGACGAATTATTTCTTGGACGATTAATTGTGAACATGACTATTTCTGAACAAAAACTTATATCGGACGAGCAGTTTGATACGCTTTGGAATCGTCTTTGGGGGTCAGGAAGTGATAACTATTCGAAAGAGTATACAATATCAAAAGAAAAGTATTCCAAACTTGATCGAAAATCGTTAGTCAAAAAGTTTCCATCATCGTATACCGATACAGAATGGGGGTTTCCGAAAGGAAGACGATCGAGAGGTGAAACAGATATGGAATGTGGAATTCGAGAATTCTTTGAAGAGTCGAATGTTTCTAGAGATTGTTATACACTGAAAGATGATGTGAGCTTTATAGAAACATTTAAGGGAACAAACGATAAGGATTACCGTCACATATATTTTGCTGCGCTACTCAAAGAGTCAAGAGGAATAAACTTGAAATATCTCACGCCAATGCAGAGCAAGGAAATCGCTGCAGTGGATTGGAAGACATTATCTGAATGTAAAAACATTATTCGCCCACATTATGCTGAACGAAAAGCTCTAATAACTGAAGTAGAAAAGTTCGTATCAAATTGTCAGTCTTAATGTAATGGATTGGAAATCTCTTGGAGTAGTATATGGAATTCTATTTGCAACCGGCGTTGTAATTTCATTGCTCTCAACTCAGTTACAGTGTTCAAAAGTAAGTTTTTCAGTTGCACTGCTGGAAGGTGCTAAGTTTGGAGTCATACCTACAATCCTATACGCTCTGACATATTTTGAAGTAGTTCGCAAACCATTTATTGATTTCTTTGTAGCTCGTGGTCTAGGAGACTCAGCTTCAATACTTGGTATTGGATATCTTCTAATGCTGGGGGCATGGGTGTCGGGTGTATGGAATGTTCACAATAGCGAAATCGCGACCTGCGTAGCTTCAACTTCTGAGATGACAGAGTTCAAAGATAAGTTGATGAAAGAACTAGCTGAAAAGCAGGCGGCGGAAGAGGCGAATGCTACCGCCAAGCCTTCAAAGTGAGTAATCTAGAGTATACACGACCCCAAGGTATGAAACAACAGCAAAAGTAAACATCCAAAACCATACTGGGAATACAGTAGCATCGCGCTTACCGACTCCAAAAGGTCGAATGCGACCCTGCTCTCCAAAGGCAACAGAGGGTTTGACATACAGGAAACCTGCAACTAGAAAAAGGTAAATAGCAACCATCCAAAGCTTTGGGTTCTTGCGAAGTATTGCCTCCATTATCATTTCCTTTCCAAAAATAAGTGGAAGATGTATACATTGCCGAATCGTAAAGCTTTTTCCGATTCCGTGACTCGTATCTTCCTCAAATACCGTCAGAAAGACATGGTAGGCACCGATGAGCCTACCAAGGACCTAAAAGCATACCAAAAGTTAGTTCGAGACTACCTTTTGATTGAAACACCTTATCGAGGTCTGCTTTTGTATCATGGGTTGGGATCAGGTAAGACTCGATCAGCAATTGCCATTGCGGAGTCTCTTCTAACAACCAAAAAGATTTATGTTCTGACACCAGCGTCCCTCGAAGATAACTTTTTAGAAGAGATTCGAGTTGCGGGTGATCCTGTTTATGTTCGAGATCAGTATTGGGAACGCAAATCTCTAAAATCTCAAGAGGATCGAGATATTGCCAAAGCTATGGGTATTTCCGATAAGTTTCTGGATACCAACGGTGTTTACTTTACAACCGTTCCTGGAATGGCTCCAAATTATTCAGTTCTTTCAAAGCCCGATGCGAATCTTGTAACTGCCCAAATCGACGACATAATTCATCAGCGATTTAATTTTATTCGATACAACGGTATCAACAAAACAAATATTGAAACACTTTTCCCGAGTCCTCAAATGTTTGATGATTCAGTTGTGATTATTGAAGAAGCGCATAACTTAATTGGTGCAGTCGTAAATGAGAGCGAACTTAAAACTCGAGTTTACGATTACATTTACAAAGCCAAAAACTGTAAGGTTGTAGCGTTATCTGGAACTCCGGCAATCAACAGTCCTCATGAAATAGCTTACCTGATGAACCTTCTTCGCGGACCTATTGAACGAGTATCGGTTCCCACCAAAGCAGCTATGGCTTGGGATGAAGCCTTGATGACTGCATTTTTTCGCGGACAGAAAGATGTGGATACCGTAGAATACAATTCCGTGAAGCGGACATTAATGATAACCCGCAATCCTCCTTATTTCGAAAGTGTTTTCAATGAAAAGGGAGATCGTATAGCTGTAAAATACAATCGCGATTTCAAGCAGGATCCAGATATTACTCATTGGGTCTCATCGTGGAAGACCGAATTTGAAACTAAATTTAATGGAGTCGAACTTGAAGTTCCCGAAAAATATATCGTTGAAAATTTGGAATGTTTACCTACCGATTTCGAAGAGTTCATGAAGACTTTTGTGGATGGATTGAATATTCGTAATCCTCTTTTACTTGGTCGTCGTATTCAGGGTCTTGTATCATACTACAAGGGTGCTGACGAAAAACTACTGCCTAAGCGTCTAGATGAGGACAAGACCCTTCAAAAAATCGAAATGAGTCCCGAGCAGTTTTTCTTGTATTTGAAAGATCGATATGAGGAGTATAAGCAGGAAGCTAACCGTAAGCGTAAGGTAGGTCTGAATGATCAACTCGGTTCTTTCCGTCCACGCACTCGTCAAGTTTGTAACTATTCAATTCCTCCAGAGCTACGAGTAACTCTAAATGAAGAAGGAGTTGTAGATGAAGATAATGAACCTGATAATTCAGAACTTATCACAAAACTTCGTGCTGAACCTGAAAAGTATTTGAAAGGCGACGGTCTAGCTCGGTATTCGCCCAAGATGGCTCGTATGCTCGTAGATTTAAAACAATCGGTTGGGACATTTGGAGCTCTGAATAATCAGTTTGTGTATTCTGAGTATGTTTCAGTGGGTGGATTGGGCACATTCATGGCAGTTTTGGATAATAACGGGTTCCAGGAATACAAGGTGATTAAAGACGGCGGAATTTGGAAAGAGGATCCTGCAATGAAACCCGATGTTCCCGCGTATGCTTTGTATACTGGCGGTGCATCTGCAAAGGATAAGGAACTCCGCGAAATTTACCGTCAGATTTTTAATAAGAAATACTCGGATACTTTCCCACAATCACTAAAAGATAGTTTGGAAGGCAAACCTAAACGCCTATGCATTCTGATGGCATCCAAAGCTGGAGCCGAGGGTATTACGCTCCTAGAAACTCGTAATGTTTACATCTTGGAACCATACTGGAATCCTTCGCGCATAGATCAGGTTATTGGTCGTGCCATTCGATTGAATTCCCACATTAATCTACCAGTAGAAGATCAGAATGTTACAGTAAAATTATACCTTTCAGTATTTACTCCTGAGCAGTCCACGACATCAGATGCAGACAAAGCCCCAAATATTGTAGCTATTCGTCGTAACGATATGGTTTTGAAACGATATGAAGGCGACGAACCTCGCGAAACTTTCATGACAACCGACGAGTATCTGTATGAAGTTTCGTATGAAAAGAACCGTTTAATTAAAAGCATTTCCACAATCCTGAAACAGGCGGCCGTGGATTGCGAGATTCATCGTAAACTACATTCCAAAGAACAACCCGTAATCCAATGTATGCGCTTTGATACGAAAACTACATCGGAAGATTTGGCTTATAAACCATCATACCTTTCTGATGAAAAGGATACTTTGTATATGCGCAACATTGAGCGAAAAACTCGTAAGATCCAAATTATTCGAGTGAAAGGGTTATTGATGATTCTGGATCCTATAACTAACGAAATATTTGATTACGGTGCGTTTTCTGATAATAAGCGTTTGTTCAGAATTGGTGAACGATCGGGACCTACAAAGATTACATTTTTTCCCTATGTAGATCTATAAATGTCTAACATGCAGACAGGAACACGCGGATTATCCGCCGGGGACTATACTCGCTTAAAGCGTATTCGTGGCGCTAAGACTTATGTCACTGCTAACTTAACAACTGACCAAGATATTGATTCTAGCACGCGGGTAGGAATTGGTCGTATTCGCCGCCCTGCATCTATGTGGTCAGATTACAAAGCGTCACAAACTGCCGATTTTGTCACGAGCGCTAGCACAGGACTGAATGGAAATACGCTCTCCCTAACGAAGTTATGCGACTGCAGCACAACATCTCCGACAGTAAAGACGACTGGTTGTTCTAAATGCGGAGTCTTCACACATAAAACTATTCAGTAAATAAGCAAGAGATGTCAGGAGGATTAATGCAACTAGTGGCCAAAGGCGCCCAAGATCAACTCGTAAATGGGAACCCTTCGTTTACTCATTTTCGGTCAGTGTATAAACGCCATACGGATTTTGCCATGGAGCATTTTCAGCTAGTATTTAAAACTACAAACTTACAGCTTCCGCCATCAGGTTCGCTGACGCTACGAGCAAAAGTTGAGCGATATGCCCAACTTATACACGATTGTTATTTAGTTCTGACCTTACCGGATATTTATTCGCCTGTTGTCCCGGTATCCCAAACTCATCCAAATCTGAATGCTAGCTCAAATGCTGTGGGATACCAGTTCAACTGGATTCGAAACATTGGTTACAATATGATCAATCATATTGCAGTGCTGATCAACGGACAGGAGATTGTCAGGCATACTGGAGAATGGATGAAGATTTATGCGGATTTGAAATTTAATGGAACAAAGAAGGCGCTTCTAAATCAGATGGTTGGAAATGTCCCGGAAGTGTATGATCCCGCTAACGCATATGGTTGCATGAATCAGTACCCCCACTCAATTTCTACAGCAACATCTCCAGCTGAACGAGCAATTGCTGGACGAACTCTAACTATACCGCTGCATTTTTGGTTCTGCGAAGAAATAGGTAAAGCTTTACCTCTAATTGCACTACAACATTCCGAAGTTGAAATCGTAGTAGACCTGAAAAACATGTATCAGCTGTTTACGACACTCGATGTTCGTGAGACTATAAATGGTTCACCAAACTCTAATTTTGGAAAGCGTATTGCTCCAGATGCGAGCTCTCAATCTTTTCAAATGAACAATTTCCTTTCACCTCCAACTTACTCAACAGTTCCTTCACCCACCAATCCCACTCTGACAACTTGGGGATTGAATCCTTACATTGAAGCCAACTATATTTGGCTAAATGATGTTGAACTCGCCCATATTGCAAAAACGGAGCACTCATTCATTGTAACACAAATTGATGTGACATCGAAGTATGGACAGTATGGTGCAAGTAATGATATGGAATTGACTATGCGCAATTTGTGCACTCAAGTAGTATGGGTAGCCCAGAGGTCTGATCGTGATGCACTGAACGATTACGATAATTACACAAACTGGGAGGATCCATTCAGCCCGCCTCTAGATTCTACGGGTCTGTCTTTCTTTACACCGCAATACACATCAGGAAATGCTCTTCCAATAGATACATCTCGGCGTGAAATTCTAACTCAGTCGGCTCTAGTCTTGAACGGAAAGGAGCGTTTCGGATATAAGAATGCAGAGTTCTTTTCAGAACTCCAAAACTTCCGTCATCACAAGGGTGTTTCTACCTCCGATATTCCTGGTATTTACTCATACTCATTTGCGCTAGAGCACTATAATGGTCAGCCGTCCGGTCACCTAAACGGATCCCAGTTTGATCGCACGACTCTGCGAAATTCATACATTCAGCCTTCACTGTCTGTATCACCAACGCAGGGTAACACAGTATGTATTCTCAAATCATCTGCCCAGAATCCAAATCCTACAGTAGTCAATCCAAATGCTGTTAATGCACAGGGACAGTTACTGTATGGACCAAAGGATATTATAACGATAGTGCGAAAGACGGACGCTCAAACCCTATCATACTCATACAATGTTCGTGCATTTGTTGAATCTTACAACTTTGTCCGAGTTATGGGTGGCGTAGCAAATGTCGTGTTTTCATCATAATAAGGATGAGCACCGGAATCTCTATAAAGACTGCGATATATGGAGTTGGTTCCACTACTGTAGATGTTGTGTCGGCGGTTACGGCTCAAAATAAAGATGGAACCATAAACTTTGCAGTATCGCCAACTTCCCTAAATGTCGAGGATCCTGCGCCCGGACAGACAAAGACTCTCAATGCAACCTACACAATTAATGGCGGAAGCTCTAATACTATTTCAGTAAAGGACGGAAACACTTTTCACATTGAAGCTCCACCAGCACGAACAGCTTCAGGTCTTCAAATCAAGAAGGCAGAGTATGGATACCAGGGAAATTACACCGATGTCACAAATGCTCTTCAGGACAAAGTATCAAACGGCTCCATCAGTTTGAAGGTTGGATTTGCTCAGGTAGGTCTGCCAGACCCTAATCCCAACAAACAAAAAGATCTTAAAGTCGAGTATACGATAAACGGGGCTCCAAGCACGCAGATTCTTACGGACGGACAGACCTTTTCTCTTTCTGCGCCTCCCGTAGCAGGATCTACTAGTTCTGGAACTGAAGTCGTTGGTTCAATTTGGAGTGCAGTATGGCTTTTTGTAAAAACCTTTTTCTTTGCATCAATGTTGTTTCTTTCATGGAATGTGGGACAGCAGTATAATCAGGGAGCTGCAGTTATGCTTGTCATTGCAACATTCATAACATACGGTTTTTTCCCAATCTTGATTATGCCATTTATTATCTTTTGGTGGCGTCTGTTTGTGAATTACGATGTTATTGTTTTAACATAGACATCGAAGATAACATAATGGAAGTCACAATTTCAAGAGAACTCGATCACGAGTTTAATCGGATGTATTATAGTTTTGGGACGATTGCTAACTGGCAGAAAGTTTGGCGAGTTTTGTGCGATATGGCATACGATGCGAAGGCTCCTCAGTATGAACATATTGCGATTCGCGCTGATGATTCTGATACGCAAGATGCTAGATTATATGCATCATATACTGTTCAGAACCAGCATCTTATTTGCCTAGATGAAGTTTGGCGATCATACGATAAAAAGGTTCCTTTTGTGAACAGAAACTTGTTGAGCCTGTATGTTCCTCGAGTTTTGTTTCATTGTTTAGGAGTTCAAAACTGGTTTAAGTTTTCTTTTCCAGACTGCGAAGTTCATTACTGGCCCGAATGAAAAATTGTATTTTCTTTTTGGATTTTATTACATGCATGTTTAGATTTTAGGTTTTTAGAGAGTAGGGTCCTCGACATTCTTGAACTCACCGAAGCCGATGTAGCCGACAAACTGGTCGGGTGCATCGTCCTCACCGCAGCGGTAGAGCCGCTTGGTCTTCTCGCCAACCACATGGTCCAGCATCTCGAACTTCGGCTTGTCCGAGCCGGCGCCCGCATGCGGAACCTGAGTCTTGATCTTGAGCTCGACCATATCCTCAGAAGTGTCCTCCGCCGGACCCGTCACGAAGCGACCCTTGTCGCCATCCCAGAACTGGCCAGGAGTTGAAGTAGCTGTGATCTTCTTGATCAAGCGCAGCTCCTTGATGGTGATGACTTGCGGCTCAGAGCTCTCGGCGGGCTCAGCAGCCGTGGTCTGGACTTCAGCCGCAGTTGTAGTGGATCCCGCGAAGTCATCCATGTGCTTCTCCAGAGCCTTGGCGCTCTCGGCTTCAGCGGAGAGCGAGTTCACATAGTTCTTGAACTCCTCGGGCTTCTTCGAGCCCTTCCACTCGTCATCCGTAAAGGTCTGACCAGCAGCTGAAAGTGCCTTGCGCAGCGCTGACTTGAGCGTCGGGCTCATGCGCGAGATGCGCTTGGTTTCCGTCTTGACTTCAGCCTTCGCCTCAGCCTTGGCGGCGGGCTCCGTCTTGATGACCTTCACGCCCTCCAGCTTAGCCAGCTTGACCTTCTCCTTCTGGAGCTTCTCAGCGTGCTTATTCTTGGCCTCATCGTCCTTGAACTTGTTGGCAGTCTGCTTCTTCTCCCAGAGCGCAATGTTCTTGCGGCACTGGTCGATGGGAGACAGCTTGGTCTTGGTGCCGGCGCTGGACGCCACGCTCTCGCGCTCGGCCACCTCGGCAGCGAATGCGCCAAGGAAATCCATGGCCTCCTTCTGGTCAAACTCGAACTTCTTAGAAAGCTTGCTTACGATCTCGTTAATGTTGCTCATCTTGGTTGATTAGTTATACGCCGTTACTGATCAGTTCTCTAACCCAAATAAATCCGTTTTCGGTATCCGTTTTCGGACCAAGCAAAAATGTTTTGTTTTTGATTTTATACTTTTGTATTTTGGTTTTGGGTTTAGTTGGACTTGATACCCCAAGTTGCAACCGTATACAGGTTGTACTCGGATGCCGTCATCATACCAATACGCTTCTCCTCCTCCGTCAGCTCCATGCCCGTAGGCTCAGAGCTGATAGGGGCCCACCCGGAATAACCGGGAGTCTCCAAGACCTCCATGACAGTGCGATCATCGTCAACATCAAACTTAAATCCGCCGTCCTTAAGACTGCGAACAAGGAGTTTACGATCCGCAAGAGTCATCTTGGTCAGGTCAAAGCGCTCGAATCCAGTGGGCATCTCAGCGAGACCCTTAGACTCAAACTGCTCCATGATATCCTCGTAATCAAAGAGCGGAACATTGCGAACGAACTCGACCAGCGTCGAGGCATCGCGATGATCATACAAGCAGCCGCCATCACATGGCTTCTCCATGTTCTTGACACGGCACTTGCCAGCCGCGAAGTGCGCACACCGCTCATGGCGGTGCGGGCAGTTCGAGTAAATACACGCGTTTCCGTTATCGCACCAACGAGGGGCGCGAATAGTATTCATTGCTTCAGTAGTCGCGAAACAGACACAACAATTAGCTTTTGCTTTGTTGTGTATGTTTATGTTACGATTACTACTTACTTCCTTGGACTGAATAAATCCGTTTTTGGGTCAATGAAAAAAGACTGGGTGAAGAGACTGAACGGTTTATTAGTTTACTTGCGGAGTTGAGTAGGCGTAGTGCGGCGGTCTCGACTACCATCCTTATTTACAAATTGAGGAGCAGAATAACGCTTATCCTTGGTACCATCGGACTTGGTTGGCATCTTAAGGTCAGTTGTGCGGCGAACAGTTGATGACGGCATCTTTAATGTCTTCATAAATAATCCCAATAAATCCGTTTTTGGATGCGTTACTCGAACCTAATTATCGTGGAGATTCTTAACAAATGTCAGCCGAGTTTGCCAAGACCCATCTTCGCGAGCATTTAGTCAGTTTGTTAGTAGCACCGGTAGCCGAGGGTTTCTGGAGCATTTACGATTCAGCGAAGGAGCTGTGTGAGCGCAATGGCCAGACAGATCAGATTCTTCGCACTTTCCAGAATATGCTTACCCGTATTCCCGACTGGAACGAGGCTACTCTCACAACTGAGGAGGAGCGTATTGTTAAGCAGACGAAGTGCACATACATGGATGATTTGCTTATGGGCGTATTCATTTCATACATGAAGGCCTTTGCGAATCTACATTACAAGGGCAAGCAGTCTGAACTCAAGATTGATTTCCAGCGCCCGAATCTTTCAAAGTTCATTCACGAATTATACAAGACATCTGCGCGTAAGTTTTGGCAGGTAGCTTATTTCTTCAAGACAGTAGGTGTTACGGCCGAGCAGCAGGCTCGTAATCGTCAGGATATTGAGAAGATGATTGCCGAGTGCATGGAACAGGTAATTCGCGGATTCCTTCCATGGGAAGCTATTGCGAAGAAGTATTTCAATGAGGATGGTGGCGCGGAAGCTGAGTCTGAGTCTGAGTCTGAAGATGAGGAGACTCCTTCTGGTTCCAAGGGTGTTTCATTCGGAGACGATGAGTCGGATGATGACGACGAGGATGATGATGACAAGCCTGAAATTCATCTTGGCGAAGAGGATGGAACGATTGAGTTTGAGGATCTGGATAAGCCCGAACCAGTTCCAGCCCCAGAACCTGAGAAGGAAATTGATCCACTTGCCGAAATTGAAGGAAAGGTTGGAGAAGATACTCTCGTTCTAAATTTATAAACATTCCCAAAAATCATTAATAAAAATGATGATTGTTATTGCATCGGTTGCTGTAGCTTTAGTATGCTTTATTGTTTATGCATTAGAACGTCGTTCAAAGAATGAGTCTATTCAGTGGGTAGACGCGGGTAAGATCACCATTTTTGGCGGAATCTTAACTGCGTGTGTTGTATTTGCAACCTCTTCAGAAGTTGTTGTGGATGCTGTAAAGAATATTGAAATCCCTGCAGTTCAGGATATGTTTGTTGGAAAGCCGAGTTTCTAAATTAATCAATGAATAATACTGGTTCTCCAGCCGGAGTTGAATCTACACCGTAAATAGTCTTTAGAGAAGCAATTTCCTTGCGAGGAACAGCATTCTCTTTACAGAAGCGAACAATCGCCTTGTAAAGATGAAATCCGTGGTAACGGTCATGTTTTGGTTCACCATCTTTGAACATTATCGACTTTCCGTCTTCTAGCGTTAACCATTTCATAAAAAACTTAAATAAAGGATTTGTGGCATACTCTAAATTATCAGGACCTTCCGGAAAGAGATCCCAAAATAAAGAAGTAGCTAAACGAACAAGATCGAACGAAGGATTGGGTTTAATTGTGGGATACTTGGAAACATACCAAGGTTCGCAATTATACTGTCCCCCAGCTTCTTCATCAATTGAAAAATGATCGCTCATAAATAGCTTAGGTTCTTTCATTCCGTTTAATTTTACCATTCCAATACTGCGCTCAAAATCTATGATCTTGATTAGATAACCATAGGTGGGAACGCGGTAAAGAGTTCCGGCACAGTTATAGTATAAATACTCGGCGGTAATTGGAACATACATGACATTGTTAGAATGAAGATCATTGTGTGTGAACGAAATATTACGCTGAGCAAATGCCAATGCAAACATCACTTGAGAAATCCAAGCAAGATGTTTTTCAGTTTCGGGATTTTGAGTCACAAGATCAAACAAAGTTCCTGTGCACTTTTCAATAACTGTAACTTGAACCGGAACATTCTTGAATGAAGCCCATGCAAATGGCTCAACATCTTCATCTTCGTCATCCTCTTCGTCATCCGATTCATCCGATTCGCAATCACATGACTTTATTCCAAAAATGTATGAAGTTGAAACGGATGAACTATCCGACATATCATCATCATCAACTTCAACTTCTTCACGAAATACGCGATTCATTTCTCCAGCTTCAGTTGGCGGAACAACTGGAGCATCTAATTCCTCAATCCCATCAAGTTGGATATCATCGCCTAACTGAATTGATAAGCGTGCAGATCGTGTATGCTTAAAATCAGGAGATTCCTGAATGCCATCAGATAACTTTATTTCAAACGTCTTTCCAATATTTGTAGAGAACCATGAGCGTTCCGATAAGTCACCATAATCATCTGAAATATCTATGGTATGCTCCTTTGATACTCCTGAAAAAACACCAAAAACTTTAGGAAAATGATGGCATCCAGTTTGAGATAGAGCTACTGAAAGAATAGACCCTACATATGCGGCATTACTTGGATTTTGTATTTTTTGAGTAATTATATTCGAAACTTCTTCTGAAGTTGGCAAACCGAGTGTTCCGTAATCTCCCTGCATCCACTTATACGGCGAAAGAAGCATAGTAACCTTCTTGTGAACAGAAATAATTTCACTATCAGATGTTCGAATTGTGTCTACAGTTTTTATATCTGAAACTCCATTCTCAAATCGAATTCCGTAATCGCGAACATTTTCAAGAAGTTCTGTCTTAAACAGTTTTTCAATTGGTGGAAAGAAAGGCTGGATATTTTCAATTCCCCAATGAGTTGAAGATGCGGACCTCAAAGATGCCATATCATATTTTGAAACTGCCATTCCAATAGAATTCGTTCGGAGATCGCTACCAACTGATGGCTTGCGTTTGACCATATTATAAAGTCGGGTTAAACATAAACTAAAAAGTTCACGCACTAAAGTAAGATGAACTTTCAGATCAAGAAGTTTAACATGGAGATGCTCAAAGATCGATGCGAGGTTGATTCTCGAAAATCGCCAATGATTGTCCTAATTGGAAAGAAGGATACCGGAAAATCTTTCTTGGTTCGTGATATTCTCTTTCATACCCAGCATGAATTTCCGATCGGAACGGTTATTTCTGCAACTGAGGTTGCCAATGAGTTTTTCCAGCACATGGTTCCTTCGAAGCTTATTCATGATAAGTATCAGCCTTCAATTGTAACAAATGTTATCAAGCGTCAGCTAGGAGTAAAGACAGCTCGTAATGAAGACAAGAAGCGCAATGGCGGTAATTCCACAACTGATCCTCGTGCGTTCCTGATTTTGGATGATTGTTTGTTCGATGGATCGTGGATCAAGGAAGAATCTACTCGTTATATTTTCATGAACGGCCGTCACATTGATGTGATGACTATCATTACTATGCAGTATCCGCTAGGTATTTCACCAAATTTGAGAACAAATGTAGATTTTATTTTTGTTCTTCGTGAAAATATTCTAGGTAATCGTCGTCGTATCTACGAGAATTATGCCGGTATGTTTCCTACCTTTGAAATGTTTTGTCAGTTTATGGACCAGTGCACTGAAAATTTCGAGTGCCTAGTGATCTGCAACGGTGTCCAGTCGAACAAACTTGAAGATCAAGTTTTCTGGTATAAGGCAAGTGATCATCCGCCGTTTCGGTTATGTGATGATTCACTATGGCATGATAACAAGCCATTTTCTAGTTCTATGTTAGCACAAGATGAATATTCTGCCGACAATATGCGAAAGAAGACAAAAGATCCTTGGGTTCGTGTGAATCAAGAAGGAAAGGATAAGCGATAAATATAATGAAAATTATTATTAATTCACATTGCAAGAGCCAAGTTGCTCTTACGCATTTGTTAGATAGCATGTGTAAACAAAAAGAATTTGGAGACTACCAAATAATTGTTTTTGCCGGAGGATATTATCATAACAAAAATTATATTGCTACTACCGATAAGAATGTAACCGTTATTGAATGCAATTATAACAGTATTGATTTAACTGCATTTATAGGATTAGTAGAACTATTTAATAAATCGATTAACGAATATTATTTTTATATGCATGACACATGTAAAGTTGGTGATAACTTTTATCAAAAATTAAAAAATATTGATTTAACTAATGTTTCAACAATCCGGATAAATAAGGGATGGTCTATGAATATTGGAATATATTCTCAAAAAATACTGAATGATTTTTCTGGCTTTCTGATTAGCAAGAAAAATAACTCTGATAAGTATCTTACTTATTTAAAAAATCATCCGCATATTGAGGATCATATCTTTAAAATGGACCCAACCAATAAGGTATTGGATAATTATGAAAATCCTAAAAAGTCTGACTTAGTAGACTATTATAAAACGGGAACCATGCGAGTTGTAGAGTATTATGAAAATATGGATCTATACAAAATTAAGGCAAATTATGGTCAACAAGGCCAAAGGATTTTTAGAAATTGATGCTTATGGATTTAGCGACCACCGCGCTTCTTACTCTTGCTCTTGTGCTTACGAGTCTTACGACGACGAGTAGTGCGCTTCTTTCCACCCATATTTCCAAACATAGAAGTCAAATCAGCAACGCTCGCATCAGCCTTCTTATCTTTAGCCTCAGTCCGCGCGCGCTTACCAAGAGCTTCAGCCTCTTTCAAGGCCTCATCAGGTGTCTGTTTAGGACCGTCCTCGTCCATGCTAGAGCGCTTGCGTTTACGAGTTTCCACGGGCATTCTTATTTATAGGTCGCGAATTCCTCCTTCGGCTGGGTGGACTGGAGGAGCCTCTAGAGCCTTCTTCAAATCCTGCGTATCCGCTAGACCAGCATCCTCCTTTGCCTTCTTTGCGCGCGCGAGGTTCTCCTCCTTCTGCTTACGAATCTTCTCAGTCTTCTCCTCCTCGAAGAAAATCTCGCGATTGACCTCGTTCTCCTTATACTTGCGCATGAGCTCATTGAGTTCCTTCTCGGCATACTCAACCTCGGGCATCATGTGCTCAGAAGGATCCCATGGTAGCCACGCGCCAACCTTACCAATGTAAAGGTTGTCATTGGGATAACGGCGCTGTAGAACCTTTGCGTAAGTCTGGCACTCCTCTAGATTGGCAAAAACACGACGAACCCTGACGCCACGAACATTCGTGCGGAACCCAACCTTCTCGGTGAACTGCTCCTCAAGATCCTTCTCGCACTTTAGAAGAAAGATCTGATACTGCTCGTGGATATCAGTCTTACGAATATCCTCATTATGGATCTTGCGGAACTCCTCCAGGTCCTTAAAGAGATCATCAATCTTCAGCGAATACTTCTTGGAAAGAAAGGCCACATAATTCTCCATTCCCTTGACCTTCCAGTCATACTCTAGCCACTCCACGAACTTCTCGTTCATGAACTCGGTCTTCTGCTTGATAACCTTCTCGGGCGAAATGAAAGATACAATTCCATAACGCTGGGTGGGGATCTCGGGGTCCTCCTCGAGATAGTCGATTAGTGATCCATCATCTTCCTTGGTTGGTAGCGTCTCGCGAGGCATTTGTTTATTAATGGATGGGTATGTGAAAGTCATAGATTTACCGAACCGTTGTGCTTGGTTTACACTGTCCAATACCTTTCGTCTGCTGCATCATTACAGGGGCAGGGCATCCGACACATGGACACTGCTCATGATCAAACCCTAAAATATGTCCTATCTCGTGCGAAACCATATACTGACGGTAGTTATCTAATGAAAGCTTGCTTTTAGAAGCGCCATGAAACCATCGATCGGCATTTAAATACATATGCTTTCCTCCTAGTTCGGCACAGGATAATCCTTTGGGCAGTCCACATTTCTTCCCGATAGTTTCGGGAGATGAAAGCCTAATTATAACATCTGCATTCGCAGAAACTGGTGTGAAAAAGTATCCTTTCTTCGACCAACCATCAGGATCGTTCAAGTATGCCGTAACGAAAAACTCAATTTGAGCGGGATTGCGAATAGAATATTTCTCAACGACATCTTCGTCGGAAGTAACGACAACCTTGATGGTCTTCATTAAGTTCTTATGGGTTTTTTCTCTAAACAAGACTATAAAAATGCCCGAACAGAAGCCAGCCGCTGCCCCCGGAGTTGATGTTGGTGACCTCGTATCACGCGCCGTTAAGTATGCTCTAGAGGGTCTAGCCGTAGCTGTTGCGGCTTACCTCCTACCCGGCAAGGGACTCAAGCTCTCCGAGATCGGCATGATTGCCCTCGTTGCCCTAGCCACCTTCGCCATCCTCGATATCTATGCCCCATCAGTAGGTGCCTCAGCACGCACGGGTGCCGGTTTCGGTATTGGCGCCCACCTCGTTGGCTTCCCTTAAACTAGAACTGGCCTTCAAAGGTATTCATAATGGTAGTTACCTGATCATTCGTGAACCCATTACTATTCAAAACACACATAACAATTGACTCATTTGCATCATCAATATTAACTTCCACTTGAAGAGTGTGTCCCTGCTCATTCTTGAAGTTGATAATATGCCATCCATTCACTTCCTCGACATAGTTCTCCTGAACTGGAAAGTGATTCGCCGTAATCTTCTCAACCGCGTCGGAAAGTGCGTTGTGAATATTCTTGAACATCTTTGCTGTTGAAATACAGTTTGCTAAGTTAAATGAATCCATTTTCAGGTATAAATCTATTATAAATAATGAAAAATCTAGTATATGCGGCGGTCTTTTGCCAACAGAGCTACATAAAGCTTTTGGAGTTGTTATTTGTGTCGCTATCAATGTTTGGAGAGTTTGATCCTTCAACTACGGATATACTAATCTTAACAACTCCTTCATTCACAGACGATATTAAAAAGGTAACGAGCTCTTTTCCAATTAAGTTTTTTTACAGAGACATCAATACCATATTCGAAGCATCCTGCTCACGACTTCAAATATTTAACTATTCGCAACTTTCAAACTATGATAAAATTTTGTACATTGATACAGATGTCATTATTGCAAATCCAATAAATAATATACTCAATCTTGAAATTGATGATGATAAGATTTATTGCACACAGGAAGGAACTATATATCAGGAATATTACGGCGGTAAATTTTATACAGATAGGACTCTTGATGAAAACACACCGGCGTTTAGTGCAGGAATTCTCTTTTTCAAAAATAGTCCGGTTATAAAGGCATTATTTTCCGACATCCTGAATCATATTCACGAGGACACTGTAGTAAATCGCAATCCGCCTGCATGTTGTTTAGATCAGTCTTATATTGTCTACAATTCAGTTACGCAAAATAAGTATAACAATACCTTATTACTTCCCTATTTTGGAGGGAACCCGCGTATATCATATGTAAAGGCACCTAAGCTCGTTTATCGTCTACCTTCTTCAAGTGAAGAAGATCCTATTTACAGGCCTGTCAAAAGTGAAGGTGTATTTTCTCCAAAAATAAATCCTAAAGAAGGAGCAGTTCTTTACCATTTTCTAGGAAGCTTGGGGAATGGGAATGCTAAATATGAAAGAATGGCTGCATTTCTCAATGCACTACGACCAGATTGAAGTTTTCAATAAAATACTATAATTTAGATCTTAACATACTATATACCAAAATGAAGAAAATAGCATTTTGTTTTTTAGTATATGATCATATAAATCACGAAGAATTGTGGAATATTTTTTTTAAAGGTATAGATTCCCAAAAATACAGTATTCATGTTCATTATAAACACGATGTGCAACTGAAATACTTTAATAACAATAAACTTGCATCATGCATACCAACGCAACATGGTCATATTTCTCTTATAAAAGCTCAAAATCTTCTATTTGAAGAAGCACTAAAAGACGAAAACACAACCCACTGCATTATTGTTTCAAATTCATGTATTCCATTCAAATCGTTTGATAAAGTCTACGAGTTTCTTGATATCAATTATTCATATATAAATCAAGGACCAAAAAGTCAGTGTTTTCCACGATGTAATTCTGTTTGCGAATACATTAGTTCCGAGTATATTGAAAAATCATCTCAGTGGTGTATTTTGAATAGAAAACATGCGAATATTATGATAAACCATACTGATTACATACAATGGTTTGAGAAAATATCATTTCCAGATGAACACTCATACATAACAAAATTAAATACATTAAATCTATTGAACGAAGTTATACTTACACAAAATTTAGCAAATGATGCAACAACATTCACAAATTGGGAGGGTATGGACTATAAATATGTATCAACAAATGACTTGAAAAATTATAGTTCTGTTTCGAAAGAAGAAGTATTGCATCTATTAAACAGCAAGTGTTTGTTTGGTCGAAAATTTAATAAAGAATGTATTTCAGATTTGATCATCAAAGAATACATTGATAATATTACTTCAAAATAAACGGGTTTTAAACGACGACTCATGAATATGTAATGTATCGCAAAGCAAGAATTCCGAAAGCTTTAAGAGAACAGGTTTGGATTTCTAAATTTGGAAAGAAGTTTGAATCTAAATGTTTTACGCCGTGGTGTCAGAATACTATTACTGTGTTTGATTTCCAGTGTGGTCATGATATTCCCGAATCCAAAGGTGGGAAAACAGATATCTCAAATTTGTATCCAATTTGTTCGCGGTGTAATATGTCGATGAGCAATGTGTATACTTTGGAACAGTGGTGTCGGAAAGGTAATTCTGGAGTGGAAATGGTTGCTTTAAAACGGACTTACTGCTTACCGGCATTATGTTATCCAAGATGGACATCCGCTACAAAGGTAAGTGGTACGCAGTCAGTCCCAAGCCATACGAACCCGAACGCCAAACCTATCAAATAGCATGGATGTTAGCTAAGAATCCCGATATGACTCCACAAGAAGCATACCGCAAATTCTTTGAAATCCAGCGTCATGAAGCCAAAGTTTTATATCCGTCGTTTCGTAAAGATGTCAGTCCTAACTGATGTAGTCGTATATGCAGGCATTGCCCTTCTGTTAGTAACCATATCAATTGTAGGTTACTATTTGGTAACACAAACATGGCCAGGATCTCGTTTACTGATATCATCACCTCCAGTCGCTCATTCCGGAATTGACGATGATTCGGCGAAGTTCATGTTTTTTTACACTACCTGGTGCCCATGGTCTAAGAAAGCACAAACTCCTTGGTCCTCATTCAAAGAGCAGCAGAAGAATACTCGATACACCTATGGTGGCAAGACAGTAGTGTTTGAAGAGATTAATGCTGATTCAGATAAGGGAAAGACTGCCCTGTATCAGATTAAAGGATACCCAACATTCAAGTTAGAAACTAAAGACAAAGTATTTGAAATGAAAGGAGCACCAACAACTGAATCATTCCGTGAGTTCCTGAAGAACGCCCTTGGTGCCGAGAAAACGGTTTAAATCATAGGAAGCTTTTTCTAGTATTTTTTCAATATCGAACTCATCAATATCCGACATACTATGAAGTCCTGGAAAGTGTAAACATAAAGTCTTCCCCGTTTTTACTTGATTATGAAAATTTTGAGTTAGCATAGTGTATATATCGTGAATATAGGTCAAAGGAGACATATTCTCGATATTATCTTCTGTAAATTTTGTATCGGACATTCTCTTTTTCAATGAAATGCACAACATGCTATCACAGGGCATAAATTTATCTATCGAGGGACAGAACATATCTCCATCAATATATACTTGATTATACAGAATTTGTGGAACAAATACTCCAGGTATTGCACACGAACATTTTAGTGCACTAAGAACTGGAACATTTCCTGAAAAAATTGTGGGTTTGCCTTTCGTTAAGTTTGAAGATATGATAAATAAAGGCATAATTGCATCACCTAAAGTTTTTGTTCGAATATCTATTCCACGAGATTCAAACAAATCAACAATCATAGTTTCAAATAAGTCCATGGTGAGCATTCCTTTCAACGAAAAGGATTGACTAATACAATTAAAGTCTACATTTCCTACAAAATTAGTTAATTTAAATTGCTGCTTGAGTTTCAATATTCCTTCATCATCAAAAGGCAACCCAAATGCTAAATAAGTTCCTATAACTGCACCAACCGAAACACCATACACTCCATCGGGAAAAAAGAGTTTTTGCCTTTTTGATAATTCTAAAATTGCCCCAATATGTAGGATACCTTTAACACCGCCGCCACCCAATCCAAGTGCGCGGAATGGCAGAGACATTCTTATCCTAGTATAAGTAGAGATGTTGCGTGCTCGTGACGTATGGGATGAGCAGGAAGAACGGAAACAAAATCGCATGGCGGCAATGGTTCCTATAATTACACAAATCCAAGCAAAGATCAGACAGCAAGCAGTTCATAATTCAAATGCGCCATACATTGTGTATGAAGTTCCAACCTATGTTTTCGGATATCCTCTGTTTCCTCTGAAAGAAGCGCTGGAATTTTTAGTTGGAGAATTTTCGAAGGCAGGATATTGGGTCTGGGTCGTAGAAGGCAAATACCTCATGTTATCATGGTTGAAACCTGTAAAATCTCGTGATCTTGGTAAACCCATTCTAACTACAAATTACCGTCCGCAAATTTACGATCCAACCTCAATCCCGTTTCTCTCGAATAATAACTAATGGAGTGGCACGAAGTTCTAGGAGGAACATTGAATATTGGTATTTTGGCTATTTTCTATACAGTTTTTGGAGCACTGATTTCTTATCTCCTTTTCCACTTATTCGATGATTTTGGTAAGGAATGGAAGGAACAGGGAATATTATATCAGGCAGCTGATGTTGTGACTGAATTAACTTTCGTTGGGGCGATAGCTTTTTGGAGTATGAGTTTGATAAAGGATGCGGCTCCAATGTTTGCGGTGAATAAAGTATTAGATAGGGAAGTAGATACATACATTTCCGGTCTGTTCTTTGCTTTTGCTATGTTCTTGTTTCTAGGTGATCTAACTGAAAAGATCAAGTATATTTATGAGAAGTTCCTAAAAACAAATTTTGTTCGAATTTTTCCTGAAGATTGGTCACTTACGAAAATGATATTTGGTTCGCGTAAAATGGAAAATAAGAATTCTACAGACTGAATACACCAATGGACTGCAAACACTCAATTGTTGTGGACGAAGGTGAGCAAGTTTGTGAACTTTGCGGAGTTATTCTTAACAAAATTATCGATGAAAGCGCCGAATGGCGAAATTACGAAAACAAAGGAGATGATCAGTGCCGAACTGGTTTTACAATTTCTGATCTTCTTCCCGAATCATCTTATGGATCGGTTATGTCATT